ATGTTATATGTAATCTTAATTGCAGCCATCGTGATCTTTTGGTTGATCGCAGTCGATAGGCCGGTGTTAAAAGTAAAGTTCGATAATGGCCATATTAGTAACGTAAAAGGGCATCTACCTCCTTCTTTCAAACACAACTTACAGGATATTAGTGAGCATAACCCGTTTACTGGTGAAATGAAGGTGTATAGCCAACGGACAGGAATGCGCTTAAGCTTTTCCAAAGGCATTCCCAAAAAAGTTCAACAGAGGATTCGTAACGTTTTTCCGCATCAGGGCTTCAAAGCAAACAAAAGCAAGAAGCGCGCTTAATTACATATCAGTTACTTCATCATGTTAAATAGGACGCAATGTGGCGTCCCATTTTCGTATCTACAGAAAAATTACTTATCATCGAACAATCAACAACATAAACGGACCAAAACGATGAGATACGTTGTAACTTTAATGATACTGATCTTTGCAAGTACTTCAGTTTTTGCTGACGATTCAGAAACGAACCTGTTGGCTAAAAAGATTAAGACTAAGCTTCAAAAGAAAGTAGACAATAAGTTTGATGACTATCAAGGTTATTGTGACGTCATGATAGAAATGGAGCACAAAAGTAAAAACGCAGTAATAAAAAGAGTAACCAGTAGTGGCGACCAAAAAGTGTGTAGGTACGTTAAGTCCAACTTGAAGAAAGGAAAACGCTATCGTTACAAATACCCCGAAAAGTACATTCGCCTCCATATAACCACAGGCTTATAAATGTTTCAGAACGCCTTGATTAAGAGCGAGTGAACTGAGCTCGTGATTTTTGGCAGATTTCGTTGCGGAGCGATTAGAGCGTTTAGCTGATTTTTGCTGTTGTACGAGACGAGCATGAAAGGCTTTTTGCTCAGCAGCGCGTTTGAGTTCGTTAAAGTAGTGATGACATTGAATGGCGAACTCAGTGAGTTGGCCGTCACCACCATAGATATATTGATTCTCAGGTGTTTAAGGAAGAACACACCAGTAAAGTAAGTCGAGGACTAAGCGCGCATCAATTTTCAATAAGAGATTTGATTTGCTTCGTAAGCATAACCATAAACCAAACTAGCGATTGCAAGTCCACAGGAACCTCGGTTAAAGCCTCAAAAGCAAACAATGTTGTTAATCTTAGGATGACATTTTAAAGTAGCTAAAACCGGACATTATTGCTTTGAGTTTACACTCCTCTCAGTACGCATTATGCGACGTTATGTTGAATAATGTTTCATATCAATTACATATACACCCTTTTGATTATCAGGGTATATATGACGAACTTTCGAAAAATGAGCAAGAATTACGTTTTTCGTGAATTTGAGTGTGGTTTAAGTGTAGAAGAAGCAGCAAAACTATGTTTTAAAAGTGTGAGGATGGTCAAGTTATGGGACTCAGGAAAGCCCATACCACCCGAATGCAAACGGCTAATGAGAATGACCAAGGGGAGGGAACTAGCCACCTCGGAAGCTTGGGAAAATTTCAAAATGCATAAAGACACGCTTGAACTACCAACAGGACAACTAGTGACACCCCAAGAGATCCTTACTGGAATAGCTTTACTTGAAATTCAGTCACCTAGTGACACAGGAACACTTACAAAACTCATGAAGTATGCTAGATGTATAGCAGGAATAAAAAATAAGTAGCATATATTTAGCAAGAAGGACTCTAAATGAAAAAAGCACTTGTAATGTTATCTTTGCCTTTACTCATACCTTTTCCAAGCCTAGCGAAGTTTGAAGGATTTACAGAGAAGAGCTATTCAAACGGACAGTACCTAAGAACGCATTATACTGAAAGCAATCGCTCTCAATTTCATATTGGTTGTGGAAGAGGATCTGACAAGAAAGTATTTAGCCTTGTTGGGTTTAAACATCACAGTCTTTATGACTGGAGTGGTGTTACAAATATGAAGCTTTCAATTGACGGCGGCAAAGTATTGTCAATTAAAGGTGGGTCAAACAAGTATGACGATATGTTTTACTCAAGTGGCTCTACTGATTTGTTGATTCGAGAAATGTTAACTGGGAAATTGTTGGAGGTAATCGTATTCGATAATGAAAAGGAAAAAATACACTTTTCATTGGAAGGGATAGAAGACGCGTACAAAACGCTCAAAGATAAGTGTAACTTACCCGAGAGTTAACCATTAAGCCGAGCAATCACTGTTCGGCTTTTTTGTATCAGAGCACAAGGTTAGTAGTGAGTGGGAATTTACCCCCGTAATACAGATTCGGGGGTTTGCTCCGCTTTTAGGTCCCTCCCGCAAAGCGGGCCCCTCCCAAAATGCTCGCAATACCGCGCACGTAATAAAAAAGGGCTCGTATAGAGCCCCATGATTAAGTTCGGTGTGGAAGTGCCAAGGTTTGGTGTCCTACATGTTCCGCTTCCTCGGTCTACGCAGACTGCGCTAGCTTCGACGCTGTGGCGAGCGGTCTAGATATGGACAGGCATGTTTTGCTGCAATATGTCTGACGGCTTTTCTCTTTGCCCGCACGTGAAGATCCTTTCTGTTTCTTCCCAAGTCACTCGATACACGCAATCGCTCAACACTTCGAACTGATACCCAATCTTTACCAAGTCCAGATGATCGAAACTGAATAGCTTGTCGCGGCCATCGTACACATCGATGTATATCTTGTAGAACGTCAGGTCACGGTCGAGTTCGGCAGCATACTTCAGCCGTTTGGCGTAGGCGATTTGCTTTGCGTATCCGGTGATATAGAAGTCGTAATCTTCCAAAGGCCCGAACCCTGATGCTTTCTTTTTCTTCTTCGCTTTGGTTTCTGCCGTATCTACCGTTGGCGTTCCGTCAGGCAGCTGCGCTTGTACTGGTTGTGGTGGTTTAACGGGGTCGGGTGGTTGCTCTGGCTCCGGCCACCAAGCCCAGATATTGAAAACCAATCCAAGCGATAACAGCACCACCGTTCCGACGACAGGCCAACGCTTCCAGAACGGGCGAATGTCTTTTGCTTCGGCTTCCTGCACTTGCTTGTTGGATTGCGAATGACTCTTATAGAACGGGAAGTATTCCGACTTATAAAATCGGGTAGAGGTGTTCACCACTTCACCGGCACAACCATCTTGCACTTTCTTGGTGTAAGAACTGGTTGAGCCCATCGCTGTGTTCTTTGTGCATCGGTAGGTCACTTCAATCATGTCCTTAATGTCTCGATGCACTTTGCGGATGTTCTGCGTGAGCAAGATGATATCGACACCGTAGTGACGGTGTATTGAGTACCATTCTAGAATGGGCGCGGCCAAGCCTCGACTTGGCAAGCTCATGTGCGCCTCATCGACCACATAAAGTGGCCCTTGTCCTTTTTCATTGCGCCATTCGTCTGAGTAATCTTCAATCTGGCTGAACGGACGCGAGGTTGAACCAAAATCCGTTAAACGGCCATCCACGATTTTGATGAGTTCTCGAACGTCTTCACCAAACACCTTAACGAACCAATCAATGTTTAAGGTGATATTGGTGATGACTTTGCGGCCATCCTTAATGGCCGGAATAATGTGGTAGGCAACCGCCTCATAGGTTTTACCGCCACCTGGTCTTCCTGCTATGGCGTATATCATGAGCCTAACCTCGTAAACGGAATCAATTGCAGCATCAAACGCACCGTAATAGCGGCCAGAATGATAGACAGGCATTGAGGCACACCGACCGCCGCCATAACCCAAGCTACAGTAGGCGGAATACTGGTCATGTACTGGCTCATATCGACCGGAGCGAATAGGGAGAACACACCAGAGAGCAACAGATTCACCATTGCCATGATTTGCTCAACCGCCCAAAAGAACAGGTCTTTGAGCATGTTGACCAGCGAGATTAAGAGCTGATAGAGGAACACCAACAGCTTGTTAAATAAATCGACTAACCAATCCATATTAACCTCCAAAAATAATACGACGCGCCGCAAACACTGACGTCATGATGAGCACCGCACGAATAAAACCGAACACCCAATCAAAGCTGATTTGCTCCTCAAAACTGAAGTCACCGAAGAACGGCACAGGGAGCACGAAAGAAGGGCGCTTAGCACTGGATAAGTCGAGGTCACCAAACGAGTTCACAAAGTTGTCGATGGTGTTGTGTTTAAGATCATCTAACTGACCGGACACCAAACCACCTAAACCATCGGGATAGCCCGACTCATAAAAGCCAGTACAACTTTGGGACTCGATACACGTACCACCCGTACCTGCACCAGACGTATCTGTGTTTGCGATACCGTCTAAGGTGTCAGAAATGCCGGAAACATCCTCCGCGATACCATCCATTGCCCCTGCAATTTTCTCTACATCGTCACCCACACCATTAACGGCATTGGTGTTCTTGTTCATGGCCGTGGTGATGTCAGCATTCGCTTGTTGGATAAGGGCCTTAGTGTTTTCGTAAATCTTGTTGTCGTTGATTTGCTGCTTTTGAATGGCTTGCGTGTTGGTGACCATCGACGCATTCAGCGCAATGATTTGGTTTTGAACGTCAGCATTGGCTTGATTGATGTCGATGTTCATGTCGTTTAGTGCTTTGTTGACGTCCTTATTCATCCCAGTAATGGCTTTCAGAACTGCCGTGTCTGTCGATTCATCGGTGTCAGGCTCTTCCACGTCTGGCTCACTGTCGGTATCCGGTGGATTCACCGTATTGGTTGAGCCATCAGGTAATATGCTAGGGTCTTCGATGTCGCCTGTTGGGTCGTCAGGGTCATGAATGGGGTCATCAGGAATAATAGGGGTGTCAGGGCCATCTTTACCCCAGAAGAGTGTACCGCCTTCACACTGGTTGCCTGTGAATTGAAAGTTACCATGACAGATGGTGTTTTGTGTCCATTGGCCGGAATCAACGCCCGTACACAGCGTACTATCACTAGGAGTACGCTCCAATTCACAACGGGTTGCGCCATAATCGCCATAACATGACCCTGTCACTTGTTCGCCATAGACATAAGCCAACCACTGAAGCGATTTGATTTCATCAATGGATTTTTTGAACTGGCAAGCGTCCATACAAGTACCGTCAGGGTTCTTGCCATATTCACAAACCGATTTGCAACGTAAGGTGGAGGGATCAAACTCGCTATTTTCTGGACAACGCACCTCATAATAGCCAAGACCAAGTCCATTATCACAAACTGTTTGATAGGGATAACGAGCATTAGAATAGGGTGTCTTCTCAAATGTGCATGTGTCGAAATACCCAGTATCCAAAAAACAAGTATTCACCTTGTAAGGGTCAACCCATTCACCTTGAGAGCCACAACCCCTCATTTGCATATGACCAATACGAGCTTCTAAAGCATACGTATGACTACTAGCACACAGAATAACAAGGGCAATAAAAAAACGGAGATAGTGATTCATTGTATTAAACCAATAAAAAAGGGAGCCGAAGCCCCCTTATCCTCTAAAGTTTTGGCTGGCCACGTATCCGGCAATGCCACCCAAAAGCACAAAGACGATGAGTTGGACATCGTGGAGAACGGCCAACATAAACTTAAGCCTTGTTCACAGCACGCTTAGCAAGAGTGATGGATTTGTAAGCCATAGTAATGCCGACAATCACCAGACCTGCCGCGCCGATTTTGGTTGCCACACCAGATAAGTCGATAACGGAGAACGGGTCAGCGGCACCACCTTCCGCCGCCATAGCAGGGACAGAAAGCACCGCAACAGTGACGGTTGCCAC